ATAACGTCACCAAGAGAGGGAGGATATTATGGCATCAGGAGCGATTCCGGCATACGGCACATTATTAAAGCGCGACGACGGGACGGGGACGTTCACCACGATCGCGGAGGTCAAGTCGATGGATGGTCCTTCAATGGAATGCGATGTCATTGACGTGACGACGCACTCCTCGGCGGCGGCGGGCGCGTGGCGTGAAAAGATCGCCAGTCTGTTGAATCCTGGCGAGGTGTCATTCTCGATCAATCTGATTCCGGCGTCGAGCGGACATAAGACGCTAATCGCGGATTTCGTCGGGCGGACCAAGCGCAATTTCAAGTTCGTGTTCCCCGATATCGGCGTGACGGAATGGGCCTTCTCAGGATTTGTGACAAAGTTCGGGGCGAAGGCGGAGACGGACGGCGTGCTCGAAGCGGATTTGACGGTGACGTTGACGGGCGCACCGACGTTCCCCTAAGTGGCGAGTGAGTGATGACGCGCGGAGAGAATTCATTGTCAGTCTAACGGCGAAGAGGGAGGTGGGCGCATGGCAAGGCAGGAACAACCAATCATCACACCGAAGGGGCCGTATGTCACGTTACAACCGGCAGTTAATTCGTTGGATTTCATCTTCACGGCGGCGGACGTGGCGAACTTCGATCAGTTCGCATTGACGGGGCGCGAGTTGTTGCTCGTCTCAAGTTCAGCGGCAAATACGTTCACGTTGGAAAGCGTGATCGATGCACAGAAGCGTCTGGGTGATATCACCACCTATGCGATTGGCACCGGCCTCTTCTCATGTTTCTGGTTCGGCGCAAAAGACGGATGGGAACAGGGATTGAGCAAGGCGTTCATTAAGGGATCGGCGGCGACCGTGAAGTTTGCGGTGGTGCGCATCCCGGGCTAAAGCGGATCGCGGTGAGGGAGTTGGGGCTGGCGCATCAGGCGCCAGCCCTGTGACGAATGAACGGACTAACACTTTACGGGAGGGTGGACCATGAAAGCCTCAGAGATCCGGATGAAGATCCAGCGGGTGCAGGATATCAAGCGTGAGACGGTGCAGACGCCTGAGTGGGCGGACGTGGGCGTCGAGTCGGTGATCGTGCGGGCGTTGAGCGGCACGGCGCGCGATGAATTCGAAGAGTCGTGCATGCGGCGCGGGAAGCAAGGGATGGCGCGCGAATTTGTCGCGCAAAATCTGCGCGCCAAGATGGTCGCGCGGTGCGTCGTCGATGACGATGACACGCTCGTCTTTGGAGATGATGACGTGGCCTGGTTGGGCGGCAAGTCAGCGGCCGCGTTGTCGCGCATCTATGATGTCGCGGCTCGGTTGTCGCGCATCGGCGCGGAAGATCTGGATGAACTCATAAAAAACTCCGCGCGCGTCCAGGGCGACGGTTCCAGTACCGTCTCGCACTTGCTCTCGGACGCACTCGATCAGAACTCCTAACCTCCATCTCTTCGGCGGAGTTGTCAGAATGGATGGCCTTCGAACACATGGAGCCGTTTGGGTATCAACCCGATTCGTTGCGGGCGGGGCAGATCTGCGCGGTGATCGCGAACGTCAATCGACCGAAGGGGGCGAAGTTGCGGAAGGCCACCGATTTCTTTCGGATGGACGCGAGCGACGAAGACGGAGGGCAGCGTGAATCACCGGAGTCCATGCGCGCGAAGGCGGAGATGATCACCATGCTGCATGCACAACGAGGGGGAGCCTGATGGCGACGATCGGAAGTCTGCTCATTAAGATCCTCGGCGATGCGGACGGGTTGCGCAATGAATTGGCGCGCGCGAGTCAGTCCACGGCGTCATTTGAAAAATCACTTAAAAAATTCGAACAAGTGGGCGTGACAGCGATCGTCGCGGTCGGCGTGGCGATGGTGACGATGACGGTGATCGCGGGGCAACAGGCGGAGGCGTTGCAACATCTTAGCGCGGTGACTGGGATCTCGACGGACACGTTGCAGGGATATGACGTGCTGATGGCACAGTCGGGATTGTCCGGCGAAGATCTCACGCTCGTGATGCGGACGCTCTCGAAATCGATGGAGGAAGCGCAACTTGGAACGGGGACGGCGGGAGATCGGTTTCGACAGTTGGGCATCGATATCAAGACGGTCACCGGCACCGATGATCTGATTCGCAAGATTGCCGAATCCGTCTCGCAGTTTGCGAACGGTACAGAAAAGGCTGCGGTCGTGTCGGACCTTATGGGGAGGGGCGCGTTGCGCTGGATTCCGGCGATGGAAGGCGGCGCGGCGGCGATCGATGGGGCAAGAATGTCGTCGAAGGGATTAGGGGATGAATTGACGACGCTCCAACTCAAAACGCTCGGCACGATGGACGATTCGATCGATCGTCTGGGGATCGCATGGAAGCGGTTTGGTTTGCAGATGGGCGCGGCGCTCGCACCAGAGATCGAAAAGGCCGTGGTGCAGATCACGCAGGCGTTAGCAGGTGCGGCGAATATGATGAAAGAATTATCGAAGTGGATCGATATCGACACGATTCAATTCGAACATCTGGGTCTGGCGGCGAGTGAAGTGTTCGGGACGTTGTTCTCGAAAAATGCGTTTTCTGCGGATGCGTGGGTGCAGGTCTACAACAACCTCAAGCTAATCAATTCGGAAGCCAACAAACTCGTCGCGAAGCGGGAGGCGTTGAAAGATGTCGCCGCGCCGAAGGATACCCGGCCCAAGCTTCCGGCGATGATCGATTCGGCGAAGGCGGCGGCGTCGGCGGGGTCGATCATGGAAGCGGAATTGCGCGCCACGGAACAACTCTTCAGTCAGAAAGAATCGTTGATGAAAGCGAATCTGTCGCAGTATCTCGCGACGTTGGATCAGGCGAAGGCGGCAGGAACCAAGACGGACTGGGAGGTTGAGGTCAACAAGGAAAATGCGCTCGCACAGGGGGATCGATTCACGATCGCCTCGATCGAGATACAGTTAGAGAATTATCGGAAGTTCCACGCGCAGCGGTCAGCGGCATTTACGGCGGATAGTAAGGGCGTGCAGGATCGCGCGAAGTTCGAAGTGGAGGCGAACGCGAAAGAGGTCCAACTCGTCAATCAATTAGCGGTCGCCAAAATTGCGGCGGATACCCAGGCGATCCAATCAGCAACGGCGGTGGGCGCGTCTTATCGGAAGGATCGATTGATCCCGATCCAGGACGAGATCACGGTGCTCAAGGCGAATTTCGAATTACAAAAAACGATAGCCGCGACCGCACCACAACTGGGTGAGGCAACGCTCACGGTTCGTGAGTCGGCGATGAATCTATTGATGGCGGAAACACAGTTGCGACGTGAGGAGATCTCCAACACCATTGCGGATGAATCACGGAAGAATAACGCGTTGATCGCCTTGGATTTGGAGACGGATGCAAAGCGGCGGGGGATCATTCAACAGTTCCCAGGATTCTGGCAGAAACAAATGCAGGATCTGGTATCGAGCAATACGTTCTCGGTGTCGCAGATCGTCTCGACCTGGACGGGTGGGTTGGCGAATGCGATCGTGAACGGCGGGGAATTTATGAAAGCGGCGTGGAATCAAACGCAGGTGGCGATTGTGCAGGCGGCGCTGAATACGGGTGTCCAGTTGGCGGCACAGTGGGCGTTGAATGCGGCGGTCGAGATGGGACTTGTGGCATCGTCGGCGGCGGGGATCGGAGCGATCAATGCGGCCAAGAATTCGCTGATTATTGCAGGGGAAGCGGGAACGGCGGCGGGGACGGTGGGGATCTGGGCGGGCGCGACGGCGGCGATGGCGGGGATGATGATGACGCTGAAGATTCAGTTGGCGCTGCTGTATACGTCGATCATTGAAGGGTTGACGGTGGTGGGCACGGCGATCATGGGGGTCTTGACGGCGATTGGTGAGGCGATCGGCTTTACCGGATTCGGGGCACCCCTGGCGGGGGCGATTCTCGCGGGCGTGGTGGCGATCGGGATCGCGTTGGCGGCGATGGGCGCGATCAAGTTCGCGAAGGGCGGACTGGTGACGGGGCCGACGATGGGAATGCTGGGCGAAGCGGGGCCGGAGATGGTGATCCCGCTCGATCGTCTGGGGGACTTTGGAGGCAATAAGGAAACGATAATCAGCGTGCCGGTGATTTTGGACGGACGACAGATTGCCTTTGCCACGGCACGGCATCAACCCGCGGCCTGGCGCAATCAAGGAGCACCCGCATAATGGCTGCATCAATCGCACTTAAAGCACGCGTGAAGGAAACGACGACGACGACGGGCACCGGCACGTTGAATCTGGCGGGGGCGGTGTCAGGATTTCGCACGTTTGTCTCAGCGTTCGGGTC